AGTATGTAAAGTAAATAGATTTACGCAATTTTACTAAAGTTTTTTTCCTTAACAAACTCAATTTTGTTTCGGAATTTACCTTCAAGTACGTCAGCCTTATGACTTATAATAAAGGTATTAGTGTCGGTGTCGAGAGTATCTAGGATTTTAGTCAGATTATCTGTCCCGTCATAATCAAGACTCGAATCAAATGTTTCATCGAGTATTAATAGATTACAAGAAATAGAATTTTTCATCTTAGCTATTTGGCGCCACGTAAATAATAAACTCAAATCAATCCTGGCCTTTTCGCCTTCAGAGAATGAATCGTAATTGAATATATCTCTATGCCTTGATTTAATATTTTCAGAGAATGTTTCATCAAGATTAAATGATACAAAGAAATCCATTACCTGCAAATAGTTATTAATTAATTTATTAATCACAGGAAGATATTGCTTAATAATTTTAGTCTTGATTCCTGTGTCTTTTAACAATTCGTATATGGCTTCATTATACAATTTATTTTCAAGCATGGTATAACGTAATTTTTCTATTTCAGTACGATAACCTTCGAGCTCGTCTAATTCAATCTTAGATTTAGAAACGTCGGGATCTTTGTTTAATAAATCATTTATTTGTTTTTCAAGAATTTGTATTTGATTATCATGATTATTAACTACGCTATTATTAGAATTAATTTTGTTTTGATTTTCATATAACTTATCCAATTCAGTACTAATCTTAAGAGCATTAGAAGAGTTTGACTTTTCTTGAGTAGTTACCTCAGTCATATTAGTACTCAGAGATTTAGCTTTTGTCTGAGCTTTAGTGATATGCGTTTCTTTTAATTCTGAATCTAAATCTTGGTGGCACGTAGGACAATTATCATTGTTCTCATAAAATTTAGCTTCTTTTACTACCTGATTTATTTCTGCATTGATACTCGCACTTTGCTTCATGATAATATTTTTTTGATTATTTAATTCTTTCAGCTCACTTTCGAGTCTATCTTTATTCGCGTCAAGCAATTGTTTTAAGGTATTATTTTGTTTTTGTATTTTAACTATACTATCGGTAATAGTGTCCTGTTCAGTACGCTTATTCTTAATAATATCATCATTGATTACCGCAACCTCAGAAATATAATTGTTTTTCAATTTAATCTTTTCTTTGATGAGTTGATATTGGTAATCATTATCTTTTAATTCTTCTCTTAATTTACCGAGAGATTCTTTAATGCCTTCGCGCATAGTAGAGAAGATTGTAATATCAAGTAGGTCTTCGATTATTTCGCGTCTTTGGTGCGAAGGTAATTGCATGAAAGGTATAAACGAACTTGAACCAAGAACAATAATTTGATGGAAAGATTTATGATTGAATTTTAGAATATTCTGTTCTAATAACTTTTGATAATCGCGTGATGTAGAATCCTGATTAATCATAATACCATTTTGCCAAACTTCAAATATGTTTGGTCGTATACCACGTATTATTTTATAATGAGTTTTGTCAGCTTTAAAATTAATTTCGACTAATGTATTTTTATTATTAACAGAATTAATTAATTGATTCTTATTAATATTACGATGAGCCTTACCAAATAAACCAAATGATAATGCGTCAAGTAGAGTAGATTTACCAGCACCATTCTGCCCGACGATTAAAGTACTTGAAGAACGATTTAAAATAATTTTAGTTGGATTATTACCAGTAGACAAAAAGTTGGACCACGCAATGTCCTCAAATATTATCATTATACAATTTCCTTGTTCAGTGATTCTATATATATGTTATGTATCATTGACTTGAGCTTAGGTTTATCTAGGCTAGTATCAATTTCATCCACATAAGAATTCAGAAGTTGTGTGGTATCCTCAAAAGATATATTACCATCTTGAACGTTTTCGCCAGTAAATTCAGAGAAGTCTTCGGCGATTTTAAGTTCATGTATATCTACACTATTTACTGCGTCTACGAATTTATCAAACAAGAAAGGATCATTTTTATTTACGACTATAATCTTAACGTATTGATTTTTAAGCTTGTCAAAATCATATTCTTTATAATTGTTTTCTTCATCATCATAAAATATTTTAGTGTATAAGGTAATAGGATTCCTTACCATTTCAAGCTCACGAGTTTCGGTATCAATCACGTGGAAATATTTAGGATCATCGGCATCTGACCAAGTAAATTCCATACTTGAGCCTAGATAATGTATATTACCTCGTGTTGATTTAGTATGAAAATGACCTGTTAATACTTTTTCAAAACGTGAGAATATAGTAGATGACATACCACCTTGATTAGTAATACCTTTCATCATTTCAAATCCATCTAATTCTAAATGACCCATTAACCATGAGGCTTTGCAACTTTTAATAAATTGCATAGACTCAGCATAATTTTCGTTATTTACCCAAGGTAGCATAGCCATCTTTAGTCCACCGTAATCTTGCACAGAGGGGTTCATAAGGATATTAACGTTACCAGTATAAAATCCTAATAATTCTTTGAGTGCGCAAAGATCATTTGTATTCTTATAGAAAACGTCATGATTGCCTGGAATAATATCCATGCTAATCCCCATTTGTCTTAGAGGTTCGAGAAAGGTTTTACGATTTGAATTAAGGGCTTTATAATTAATATACTTACGGTGATCGTAATAATCTCCGCCGTGTATCATTTGTGTGACATTATTTGCTTTACAATAAGGAAAGAATATGTCTTGATAAAACGAAGATTGATAATTAATAAAAACTTCAGAAGCATTTCTGACACCTACGTGGGTATCAGTGAGTATAGGTATTTTCATAATATAATATTATTCCATAATTTTAGATAGGTCGGAATCAGCTTGGACTGTATTTCGTTTTTTTCTTTTATTAGCTTTCACATATTCAGAAAAATGTTGATCAGATGTTTTTACTATATTGATTCTATCTTTGAGAACATCGACGAATCGATTAGAAACACTAATACTTTCAGCGCTTCCGTTAGTTACGTCGGCGAAATCGTATATGCTACCTTCAGAGATATATCGCATTTTAATATCTTGTTGCTTCTTCTCTTTGGCTATGCGGCGTAAGAAGGCAAAGTAAATGATTTGGGTAAAATAAGCAAAGGCATTTGGCTTACCTGTTCTTGTGGCATATTCAATATTATAATTCAGTATAGCTTTCAGACTATTCTCTACTCCGTCCATAACCATTTCTTCTCGATAGGTATATCGCGCGAAATTAGATTTGTGTGAAAGGCCTGTGGCTATTTTTAGAAAACATTCAGCCAAATAATTAGTGACTATAGGTAGGTCTTCTTTTGCTTCTTCTGCGGCGCGGACTTCTTTAACGTATTCGACCACCGATTCAGAAAAGAATCTATTATTAATATAATGCGGCCTATCTTTGGGCTTAATCTTTTTCGTAGTTTCCATTTTTTATTTCTCATACATTGCGTTGATGATAGATTAATTATACACCAAAAGGTGACTTATGTATACAGAAAAATAAAATGAATTATTTCGGTATTTTTCTGTTTTTTCTGTTTACTCATATCTGGTTTTTGTGTATAATAAGGTTATAACCTTTATTCCCTACCAGCAGTGCTCAGTTAAAGACGTGGTGAACAGTATAGGGCCTAATGTAGATTAGGACTAAACTTAATAACGTTATCGTTACCCGAATCTGTTTCATCCTCGACGTGAGGTTTCAAATTGATAGCGACCTGTGCCTTACTGAAATTAAGTTCTTCTTGCCGTTCTTTTTCAAATTTAGCTTCCATTTCTTCTATTAGGTCGTATTTACGTTGAAGAATATCCATGTGATCATGTACTAAAACTTCGGAATATATTATAATCATTTCTTCAGAAGCTATGAACTGTGATATAATATGTCTTTTATCTATTCCGTATATTTTGCCTATTTCCATGCCGGGTATATAATGGTAAAGAGTAATAAAATCACCAATAGGTAATTCAAACATATTAAGATTTTCATCGCCAATCTCTGGAACTTTTTGGTTACCTAAATTAAGTAAACAATAAATGTTTTTTAAAGATAAGGTAGGATCGCCGTGTTCGTCTGTATCAGTCATTTGACCAATGATAACTTGTCCATTTGATAATACACATTGAATAACATCGTATTGTGGTATGATAGCTTCTTCTTTATCCATAACTTATCTCCATAGGTTTATGTTATATCAATATTATATATCTTATATTTAAAGTTCTCTTTTTCGTACAGCTTAATACGCTCAGCCGCGTGCCCGAGTAGGTAGTTCTTGTGTCTGCGCCAGTGTAGGTCGTCGCACATGTCTAATAGCTGAGTCTCTTGATTATTGTCGGCCTTACGTAATCCACGACCGATTGATTGTAATACACGAATAGGACTCTTACTAGGCGAGGCAAATATAATATTGTGTAGGTTCTTAATATTAATACCAGTACTGAATACGCCGAATGACGCACAAATAATAGCGTTCTTTTCTTTTTCAACGATCTTACGAATAGCTTCACGATCGGTTGATTCAGTAGCACCTGATATGAAATATACTTTACGTTTAGGACCAGCACCGTTTTCAATCAATTCAAATAATTTCTTACCGTGTTTTTCCACGAATTGAAAGAGTAACAGGGTATTACCCTTTTGATCTAATGCTAGGTTAGAAACAAATTTGTTCCTGCCCGGGTGCGTGACGACGTAATCTAACTCTTGTTGATAGGTTAACTTCTTCGACAATTCACGTATCTCTTCAGGGTAAAGCAACGATATAATATTAATGTTTAGTTTGGCAAGTGTATTTGCTTCTTGTAATTTCTGGGTTGTGGTTACCTTATACACCGGACCAAACGAACCTTGTAGAGTTAATTCGTGAACTAATTTGCCGTCAAGAGTACCGGTAGTTCCAAATCGGTACGGCACTTCAGATGCTTTATCCATAATCATGACTAACGATTTAGATTTAAACCCATGAACCTCATCACCAAATATAACCGAGAATTGATCAAACCATTTCTTAGGTAATTTGTATATACTTTGCCATGTACTTACGACAATCGGCTGGTTCGTATTCTTCTCTTTACCTGAATATATACGATGAATAGCCTTAGCCGAATCAAGTCCGTAGTCCTCGAAATCTGAATACATTTGTTGTACCAAACTTGTAGTAGGAACAATAATAAGAATTTTCTTCTTCACTTTAGTCAGCAAATACCGAGCGATAACGTAAATAATAAGTGACTTACCCGATCCAGTAGGTGAGAGCAAGATGTTTCTTTTATTGATAAGGGCTTCGCATATAGCGTTGAATTGATAATCCCTACACTGAATAGGATTTCCGCCAGCCGTCAGCTGTAGTTTGTCTATGAAATCTTTAAGTAAATCAA